ATGAACATCAAGGCGGAACTGGCGGCGATGGATCGACTTACGACGGGCAAGCTGGTCGAACGGTACGCCGCGCTGACCGGCCAGCCGGTGCGGACGCGGCACCGGGCGTACCTGATCCGCAAGATCGCGTGGCGGCTCCAGGCCGACGCCGAGGGCGACCTGTCGGAGCGGGCACGCCGACGGGCGGCGGAGCTGGCCGACGATGCGGACGTGCGGCTGATGGCGCCGAAGCGGGGACTCGACGCCGAGCCCTCGCCGAGGCCCCGCGCCGTGCCGGTTGTTGGCGACCGCGACCCCCGGCTGCCGGCCCCGGGCGCGGCCGTCACGAAGCGGTACAAAGGGCGGATGCTCGAGGTCGTGGTCCTGGCCGACGGCTTCGAGTACGAGGGCCGCCGCTTCAGGACGCTCTCGGCCGTCGCCAAGGCGATCACCGGCTCGCACATCAACGGCTTCCGGTTCTTCGGCCTGGGGGGCAAGCGATGATTGCCGCGAAGACGGCGAAGGTGGCGGCCCCGGCGGTTCGCTGTGCCATCTACACGCGCAAGAGCCACGAGGGCGGCTTGGAGCAGGAGTTCGACTCGCTGGACGCCCAGCGTGAGGCGGCCGAGGCGTACGTCGCCAGCCAGAGGTCGGAGGGCTGGGTCTGCCTGGCCGACCGCTACGACGACGGCGGGTACACGGGCGGGAACATGGACCGCCCGGCGCTGGCGCGCCTGCTGGCGGACATCGAGGCCGGCAAGGTCGACTGCGTGGTCGTCTACAAGGTCGATCGCCTCAGCCGGTCGCTGATGGACTTCGCCCGCATCATGGCCACGTTCGACGGCCGCAACGTCTCGTTCGTCTCGGTGACGCAGCAGTTCAACACGACCACGTCGATGGGCCGGCTGACGCTGAACATCCTGCTGTCGTTCGCGCAGTTCGAGCGGGAGATCATCGGCGAGCGTATACGGGACAAGATCGCCGCCCAGCGCCGCAAGGGCAAGTGGGCCGGCGGCATCCCGGTGCTGGGCTACGACGTCGACCGCTCCGGCCCCAGCCCCAGGCTCGTGGTCAACGCCGAGGAGGCGGTTCGCGTGCGCGAGATCTTCTCGCTGTACCTGAAGCTCGGCTCCCTGCTGCCCGTCGTGCAGGAGCTGGAGAAACGCGGCTGGTGTAACAAGGCCTGGACGACACGGTCGGGCAAGCCCAAGGGCGGCAAGCCGTTCAACAAGTGCAATCTGTACGGCCTGCTGACGAACCCCATCTACACCGGCAAGATCAAGCACAAGGCCGAGCTGTACGACGGCGAGCACGAAGCCATCGTGCCGGCCAAGCAGTTCCAGAAGGTCCAGGCCCGACTCCAGCACAACGGGCGGACCGGCGGCGTCGAGGTCCGCAACCGCCACGGCGCTCTGCTGAAACGCCTGCTGCACTGCAAGGCCTGCGGGCGCGCGATGGTCCACACCTTCACCGGCCGGGGCAGCAAGCGTTACCGCTACTACACCTGCACGCACGCGATCAAGAACGGCCATGGCACGTGCCCGTCACGGTCCCTGCCCGCCGGCGAGATCGAGCGCGTCGTCGTGGACCAGATCCGATGCATCGGCCAGGATGCCGACCTGCTGGCCGACGTGCTCCAGCAGGCCCGGAAGCACACGAAGGCGGAGATCGACCGTTTGAGCGTCGAGTGCCGCGATACCGAGCGCCAACTCCGCCGCGACGACGCCGAGATTCGCCGCCTGGCGGCCAAGGGCCCGGCCACCGGCGACACGGCCGCCCGGATCGCGGACCTTGCCGAGCGGGTCCAGCGCGCCGAGACGCAGCTGGCGGAGGTGCGGAAGCAGGAAGATGCCCTGGCCCAGGAACGGATCGACGAGGCCGAGCTGAAGGCGGCCTTCGAGGACTTCGACAACGTCTGGGGCGCCCTGAGCCCGCGGGAGCAGGCCGACGTGCTCCGGCTGCTGATTGCCCGCGTCGACTACGACGCCGCTGAGAGCAGCATCTCCATCACGTTCCACCCGTCGGGCATCAAGGCCCTGTCCGACGGCCAGATGCAGGAGGAAGCCGCATGACCACCGTGACGAGGAAGGTGTTCCTGTCGAACGGCCCGTCCGGGCGCAAGCGGCTGTCGCCGACCAAGCCGGCCATGCAGACGGTCGGCCGGGGTCGCGTCCCGCGCGTCTCGAAGCTGATGGCACTGGCCATCCGGTTCGACGGACTGCTGCGAGACGGGGCCGTGCGGGACATGTCGGAACTGGCCCGTCTGGCCCACGTCACCCAGCCGCGGATGACGCAGATCATGAACCTGCTGCACCTGGCGCCGGACATTCAGGAGGAGCTGTTGTTTCTGCCGGAGGTCACGTCCGGACGCGATCCGATTCACGAGCGCATGCTTCGGCCGGTGAACGCGCTGGTCGACTGGCGGGAGCAGCGACAGGCGTGGGCTGCTCTGCGGGACGAGGCCCTCTCGACCAGCGGCTGACGGCCAACCAGATCCGCACCCGGGGGAAGCCGGGGGTTGGGGGGGGCCTTCCCGAATCGCCCTGCAGAAAATGTTCAGCTTCTGTGTAGCAGTTGCTTGACAGGCTCCCCGGCGCGCCCTACGATCGGGCTGTGAAGCATTCACTACACGCACGTGAATCGGCACCTGGGATGGGCGGGCAGAGGTAAACAGAGCATGGTCAACGAGTTCGAGGGTCAGACGTTCGGGCGAGCGCTGCGGACGTTGCGGATGGCCGCAGATGTGACGCTGCGCGAGCTGGCTCGCCGGCTGGGCATAACGCCCACGTATCTATCGCAAGTGGAACAGGATAAGTACAATCCGCCTACCGCGGACCGGGTCAAGCAGATCGGAGAGATTCTCGGACTCCCCCAGGAGAAGGTGGACAGCCTCGTGGCGCTGGCCGGCCGGGTTCCGAGGGAACTCCATGACGTACTGGATGAGCATCCGCACGAAATGGCGACGTTCTTGCGGACGGCCCGAGGTCTGACGGCGGAGGACCTCAGGCAGTTGACGGAGGAAGCCCAGAGGCTCAAGGGCCAAGGAAGGTAGACGCATGAGTTACGGCCAGGTGAAAACGCACGTTCCGTACCTGTCTCGTCACGCGCTGGACAGCCAAGCGGCGCTGCTGCTGCACGAGTACGGCCTCGAGTACCGCCCCGTCACGGCGCCGCCGGTGCCGATCGACGCCATCCTCGAGAACTTCCTGAAGCTCACCTTCTCGTTCATGGACCTCCGGGCGATCTTCCGCGCCGCCGACGTCGACGGGGCGCTGTGGATGGAGCGGGGGGAGGTGGGGGTCGACCAGCGCCTCGATCCCGATGCCGACCCACGCAAGGAGGGCCGCTACAACTTCACGCTGGCCCATGAGATCGGTCATTGGCAGCTGCACCGCAACCTGCCAGCGGCGCCGGCCGATCCGTTGCTGCCCTTTTCCGACCGCGCTGCCGTCCGGCCGACCTACATCTGCCGGTCCAATGCCCGCAACCGCGTGGAAATCCAGGCCAATGGCTACGCTTCGTCGCTGCTCATGCCCGAGCCGATGGTCTTTGCGGCGTGGCGGCGGTTCCATGGCGTTGAGTCAATGACGCTCGAGGAGCTGCGGCAGCGGGGCCTGACCGCCTCGGAGGTCAACGGCTTGATTCAGCAGGGCTGGTTCCCCACCGACGAGAACCAGTACACCGCCAGCGTCGTGAAGTCCGTTGTCGGGCCGCTGGCGGGGCTGTTCCACGTCTCGCTGCAGGCCATGCGGATTCGTCTGGAGGAGCTGGGGCTGCTGCCTCGCATCTCCCTTCGCCTATTGCGGTGAGGGGAGGGATCTCTTTCTGGACGTGGTGTGTAGTAGATAGTTCACGCCTTGTACTACTTCCCGGACAGAGGTCGGTGCGATGGGACAGAAGGGCAGGTCTCATGCCGCCAGGAGGACCAGCCATCCGCCGGAGCCGGCGGTATGGAAGAGCGCCCTTTCGCCGGCGCGCCGATGGTTGGTGGAGCGGATGCAGCGGCTGAACTACGGTCGGATCACGCTCATCGTCGCCGCCAGCGAACCGGTCACCGATCCGCCGCCCCGGGTCTACTGCCGCCGCAGGCTCAGTGGCCCGAACCGGGCTCGGCAGGAGAGGGGGCTGGAGGACTTCATCCTGAAGGACCAGGTGCTGAAGCTGTTCGAGGAGCTCGATCGCATCGGCAGCGGCATCGTGACCATCGAGGTCCGCGATGGGCTGCCGAGCGAAGTGATGACCGACGAGACCGGCCGAGCGTAGCGCCCGGCCGTCGAATACCCGTGTAACAGACAAGCCAGCACACCGGCCGCGATGCGGAGGGTGTTGGGTGTCGCCGAGGCGATAAACCAACACCCTCCTTTTCTTTGCGCGTCACGAGGGTGGCGCGGGCGGTCCGCGCGCGTCGGGTGACACCCATCGGGCCTCTGCCTCCGGCCCACGGAGGCAGCGATGGGCACCCACCCCGTTCACCAGGCCCTCACCACGGACTACGTCCAGACGCTGATTCGCACCAAGGCCCGGCAGGTTTCGCGGTACTGGGAGTTCCGGCGGTGTGACCCGGACGACATCGAGCAGGACCTCATCGCCTACGTCCTGAAGCAGGCCCACCACTTCGATCCCGCCAGGGCAAGCGTCAAGACGTTCATCGACCGCGTCATCGGCTCCGCCATCGCCATGATGCTCCGAGACCGGGGGCGGCTCAAGCGCGCGGCGGGCCTCCGCGCCATCAGCCTCGACAGCACCTTCGTCGACCGTTGCCGTAGCGACCTGCCCCTCGCGCTCCGGGACATCGTGCAGGAGGCGGACCTGCCCTCACGCCGCGGAACGGAAGTTCGGGACCACCGGGAGCGGATCGACCTGGCCGCGGACATCGCCCACGCCATGGAGGGCCTCACGGCCCAACAGCTAGAGGTCGTGCATCGCCTAGTGGGCGCTTCGGAGGCGGCCGTGGCACGCGGATTGGGTACCTCACGTCGCCAGGTCCGCAAGGCCGTCGAGGCGATCCGCCAGCGCTTGCAGGACGCCGGTCTGGCGGATTTCCGGACTTTGGCGGACAGCCGGCGCGCCGGCGGCATACGTACCCCAGCGCACCCAGATTCCGCGGTGCGGAAGGACAGATGATGCCCCAGGACACCTACACCTACACGTTTGCCGAGGGGGTCGACCTCGAGCAAGTCCTGGACACGCTGATGCTTGCGATCGTCTCGGCGGAGGGGGTCTACGGCGCCGCCCGGGTCCGGATGGACGCCCGCTGCCGGGTGGAGAGAACGGCGTCCTTTGTGGCGATCGACGCCGCTACGGACGTCGGGCAGCACATCAATAGGGTCTTCACGAACTTCCTGACCCGTGAGTTCGGCGCGGAGGCCTTCGAGGTCCGCCGGCTCGAGCGGCACTGCGCGGAGGGAGTAGAGACATGAACGGCCCATCGCTTCTGACGGCCACGCGACTGACCATGCTACGGAACTGCCTGCGGAGGCATTACTTCCGCTTTGAGCTGGGCCTGTCGCGCATCCGAAAGGCGACGCCGCTGCGGTTCGGCGGAGCCTTCCACTACGGCCTGGAGCTTCACCGCTCCGGCCTCGGTCGCGATCTGGCCGTCCAGACGGCCGCTGCCGACTACGCGACGTGCCCCGACTGGGCGGACCCGACGGACTGGGCGGTGGAGGGCGAGACGCTCAAAGCCCTACTGGCAGGTCACTTCTGGCGGTACCAGGACGACGACGTCGAGCACGTCGCCGTCGAGCAGACGTTCCAGATCCCACTGGTCAACCCGGACACCGGCGTCCCCAGCCGCACGTTCGTTGTTGCCGGCAAGATCGACGGGATCGTCCGCCTGGCCGACGGGCGGCTGGCGGTGCTCGAGTACAAGACGAGCGGCTCTGACATCTCCCCCGAATCCGACTACTGGCTTCGCCTCCGCTGCGACGGGCAGATCAGCCTGTACGTCCTGGCGGCCCGGGGGCTCGGCCACGATGTAGCGACGGTCCTCTACGACGTCACACGCAAGCCGACGATCCGCTTGCGAAAAAGCGAGACGCCCGAGCAGTACGGCGATCGCCTGCTGAAGGACATCGGCGAGCGGCCGGACTACTACTTCCAGCGCCGCGAAGTGCCCCGCCTGGAGGATGAACTGGCGGAGTGTCGCGCCGAGTCCTGGCAGCAGGCGCAGCTCATCCTGGAGACGCGCCGCCGGGCGGCGCGCCTCCCCGATCCAGCCCGCGCGTGGTTCCGCAACGTCAGCCGCATGACCTGCGGCTACTGCGAATTCGCGGCCCTGTGCCTTGGCGCCGTTCACATCGACCCGGCCAACCCGCCCTCGGGCTACCAGATCCTCGCCAACCCCCACCCCGAACTCGGCACGGAGGACGCCTCATGAAGCCCTTCGACTTCGCCACGTACGGTCGACCCGGCTCGCCCATCCCGGGCAGCCGGTTCGTTCGCGGCTACTGCCCGGCCTGCGGCGCTCCGGTCCGCACGTCGCGCCCCAACAACCCGCCGCCCTGCTTCAAGTGCGACGGTCACCGGCGACCCGCTGGCCGGGGCGCGCCCATCGACGACATCACCGGCTACCAGGCCAACGCGATCCGCGTCCTGGAGGACTGACTCGCAACGTCCCGGTCGGGACTGAACGAAGGAGCACGAGCTTGGAACCGCAGGAGATCGTCATCGACCCGGAGTTCAAGGGCCTCATCCCGCCGCTCACGGACGACGAGCGCCGCGACCTGGAGGCCAGCCTGAAGGCCGACGGGTGCATCAGCCCGCTGGTCGTCTGGTACGAGCACAACATTCTCCTCGACGGCCACAACCGCCACGAGCTGTGCCTCCAGCACGACATCGAGTGCGAGGTCCACGAGATCGTGCTGGACAGCCGCGAGGCGGCCAAGGCCTGGATCATCCGCAACCAGCTCGGCCGGCGGAACCTGAACGAATCGCAGCGATCCCTTCTGGCTACGGAGCTGGAGAAGCTCTTCACCTCTCAGGCCTCCCAGCGCCAGGAGGCCAGCCGTACCAAGCCGGGCCAGAAGGTGGGCGCTAAGGCTTCTGCAAATTTGCAGACGCCTTGCGCGTCGCCATCTGGCAGCGGTTCGGCGCCTTTCCACGCCGCCAGGGAAGCCGCTCGGGCCATGAATGTATCCGAGCGGCTCGTCCACACTGCCAAGAAGGTCAAGGAATCTGGCACGCCCGCCCTTCAGCAGGCCGTGTTGGCCGGCCAGGTCAGCGTATCGGCCGCTTCCGAGGTCGCGAAGCTGCCGCCGAAGCAACAGGACGACCTGGTGGCGAAGGGACCCAAGGCCGTGCGGGACGCAGCCAAGCGCGCCCGCGAGAAGCGCCGAGGCGCCGGCGGCCTGTCACCCAAGGCCCTCACTCCCGTCCACGGGCACAGTAAGCCCGATCCCAAGACGGCGCTGGAGCTCCCCCACGACCCGGCCTACGCCGCGAAGACCCTGATGAGCGTCTTCCCCATGGACTACCTCACGGAGCTGGTCCGTGAACTGACCCACTGTCTGGAAGGAGACAGAGCATGACGATCACAAGCAGTCTCGCACCGGCCACGGAGCCCTCCGTACACCCTATGACGGTGACGCCGGAGAGGGCCCTGAACTGGCTGGACAACGCCAATACCCGCAACCGCAAGATCTCCGACAGCTACGCCCAGAAGCTCGCGCGGGACATGCGCGCCGGGCGATGGATGCTGACGCACGAGGGGATCGCTTTTGACCCTCACGGCGTGCTGCTGGACGGCCAGCACCGCCTCTGGGCGGTGGTCCTGGCCGACGTGCCCGTGCGGATGCACGTCTGGTTCGACGTGACGCCCGAGTCGCTGATGGTCATCAACAGCGGCCGGTCTCGCAGCCTGGCCGACAACCTGCGCCTGGGCGGGGGCCTCGGCGACGTGGATCATCGCGAGTTGGCCACGCTACGGGCGATGCTGGGCAGGGGCGGTCGCACACCCGGACTGACGCCGGCGGAGGCGTACGACCTTCTCGAGCGGCACCGCCACGCGGTCCGCTTCGCCGTGGAGCACCTGGGAAGGACGGCTCGCGCCAGGGGCCTGTCCAGCGGCGAGACGCGGGCCGTTGTGGCCCGGGCGTGGTATTCCGCCGACCGGTCACGTCTGGAGCACTTCTGCCATGTCCTGCGTTCCAGCCTGGCCGTGGGGCCCGACGACGAGGTGATCATCGCCCTGCGGACGTACCTCACGTCCGCCCTGGGCGGGGGCTGGCGTCTACGCACGGAGCGATACCGGAAGACCGAGCGGGCACTGCTGGCATTCCTGCGATCGGAGAAGGTCGCGAAGCTGTACGCCGCCGGTCGGGAGCTGTTCCCGCTTCCCGAGGAATCCCCCAACGGCAACTGACGAGGAGACACCGCAATGACCACCGCAACCGCACCTCCGAAACCCCCGACAAGAGCGCCCCAGGCGCCGCCGCCGAGCCGACCGAAGGGCAATGCCCCCAGCCGCCAGCCACCGGGGCCGAGGAAGAGGATCGCCTTCGGCAAGATCGAACCACAGGGCCATCGCGCCTGCCTCTACGGTGGAGGGGGCACGGGCAAGACGACACTGGCCTGCAACGCCCCCGGGCCCGTGGCGATCTTCGACCTCGAGCTGTCCATCCCGGTGCTTCGTCCGCAGCTCCCGGCCGAGGCCGACATCCGCGTCGTCGCCGGCGTCGAGACCTGGCAGGAGTTCCGCGAGGCCCTGCACGCCTCTGGCTGGGACGGCATTGGCACGATCGTCGTCGACTCCGTCACGAAGGCCGAGGAACTCGCCGCCGCGTGGGTGCTCGCCAACGTGCCGACCGAGAAGGGCAAGAAGGCCGAGCGCCTCGAGGACTACGGCTGGGGCAAGCAATTCGGCCACATCTACGACACGTTCCTGTGCCTGCTGGGCGACCTCGATCAGCACGTCCGTGCCGGTCGGAACGTGATCCTGATCGCCCACGACTGCACCACGCAGGTCCCTAACCCGGCCGGGCCCGACTGGCTGCGCTACGAGCCGCGGCTCCAGTCGCCGTCCAGCGGGAAGAACTCCATCCGCCTGCGTGTCCGCGAGTGGGCCGACCACGTGCTGTTCCTGGCCTTCGACGTGGAGGTCCGCGACGGCAAGTCCCAGGGCACGGGCACGCGGACGCTGTGCCCGGTGGAACTGCCGCACTTCATGGCCAAGTCCAGGACGGCCAGCACGGCCATCGAGGTCAACAAGAACGACCCGTCCATCTGGTCCCAGATCATCTGCTGAACCTGCCGCCGGCAGACAGGAAGGAGAGAACGCACATGCTTCCGAACCGCGAAGGACTCTTCCACGCGTATCCCGTGGACATCGGCGTCGGCGAGACGCGGGAGAACAAGCTGCTCCAGGTGGCGATCTGCTACCACCTGTTCGAGGAGCTGGCCAGCGGCGAGTGGGTGGACTGCTCGGGCGACAACTTCGAGATCACCGGCTACCACATCCTGGAGAAGCGCGACCACGCGCTGAACCAGACGACGATCGAGGCGCTGAAGGCCGCGTTCGGCTGGGACGGCCGCGACCCATTCTGGCTCCAGGACCAAGCCGCCGAGCTTATGCAGAAGCCGGTGCAGTTGAAGATCGGCTTCGAGGAGTACAACGGCACCACCAGCCCGCGCGTGCAGTTCCTGAACTCCTACGGCAGCAGACCGGCCGGCGTCACGAAGGGCGACGATCAGCTCCGCCGCAACGTCGCCAACCGCCTGGGCGCGAAGTTCCGCGCCCTGGCCGGCGGGACGCCGGCCAACGCGCCGAAGCCAGGCGGGAAGCTCACGCCGCCGGCGAAGCCTGCACCTCCCAAGCCGACCGCCCAGGCCGATCCCGCGACGTCCACGATGGAGGAGGCCTGGGGCGCCTTCGTCAACGAGTACACCTCCAAGCCCGGCGGGAACGACGAGGACATGCGGCAGCAGTGGTTCGCCGTGATCGCCCAGCTCTTCTCGGGCAAGCAGGTGGATGAACTGACCCCCGCCGACTGGGGCCGCATGCTGGTCGAGGGCCCGAGCAACATCGTGCCTTTCTAGAGGAGCCGACGCATGCACGGTGGCAACGGCAAGAGCCCCGTCCTGACCGAGCTGCGGCTCGTCTACGCCGTCCGCATGCCCGGCGGACGGTGCAGGCGCTACCTTCGTCCGAGCTACGCCTATCGGCTGGCGGCGAAGCTCGAGCTGGGCGAGGGCGCGAGCGACACGGAGGTCGCCGCCCTCGCCCGCCGGCTCCGCCGGCGAGACGCCAGCCCGCGCAAGCGCAAGGCACTGGGAGTCACGGATGACCCCGAGGCAGAGACGACAACGGCTGATCGTCAACCTGACTGAGGTCGGCCGCGAGGGTCGCCGCTTCTACACGTTCTACCGCGGCTATCAGGCCCGGCAACGCAACCGGCCGGGCAACCCCTACAAGCCCGGCACGGCCGACCACGCCTGCTGGGAGGCCGGCTGGAAGTACGCCTGCGACCTGCCTGATCGGCAGGCAGGCGAGGAGACGGCCCGTGAGCCTTCGAGAAGCTGACGTGTTCCGGCCGCGCCGGCGCCGCGGCAAGCCCGAACGGGCCGTGCAGAACGCCTGCCTCGCTGTCCTCCGCCAGCACGGCGTCCTGGTGGCGATCACCGACGCGGGCGCCGCCTACCGGGCCGGGGCGTTCTTCGGCGACGCGATCCCGCGCGGCTGGCCCGACATCACGGGCCTGCTGCCTGACGGCCGGTTCGTCGGCGTCGAGTGCAAGGCGCCGGGCGGTCGCCAGAGCGCCGCACAGAAGCGCATGGAAGCGGAGATCCGCAAGCGGAACGGAATCTACGTCCTCGCGCGCAGCGCCGAGGACGTTGTGAACGGAGTCCAAGAGACTGTCGATGGGGCGACGGACCGCACAACCCAGCATCCGGATCGATGA